CGCACAACTATTTGGCATCATTACATTATTATCAAAAAAGAAAGTTTTTGAATGTAAAACTTTCTCACAGGGAACTGTAGTTTGTCAAGAAGTATAGTTGACAAGATCGGCAAATAGTATTATAATATATTTGTCTGACGAGACATGGGAGTGACTGAATAAACTTACTGGCAACCGCTAGTTAAGGTGATGAGACACAGGTGGTGCTGCTACGAAAGTAGAACCGATTCAACCGATCGGGTCTCAGGCAATAACGTTTTTACTACTGTAGTAATGCCCGTTATTTGTTGGTACACAGGAATCCAACCTCCCTCTTTTCTTAAGATTACATTAAGTGTAACAATCCGAACCCTTTTGTAAGGGTTTCATAACATAAATATAAGTGTGTAGCAATTGCTACATTACTCGTTCATCCTATGTTAGAAATTGCACTGCTATCTTCATTACTCACACAACATGTTCCTGTCCATTGGACAATGACATGTCAAGAGTGGAACAACAATCGGGCAGAGATCTTAAGTGATCCCAACCATACACCCGATGCTAAGGAGTATCTTATAGATTATTTTCTTACCAAGGTGGAAGATAGAAACTGCAAACCCTATATTATTTCATAGGACGCAAGTAAGCCGACTCGGAACGGAACGTTCATCCTTATGATTCCTATTTTAATTGCTACTTCTATAACATGTGCAGACATTAATGACCTGGTGTCTCGTGCAGAGAATTACCCAGAGATTACTGAAGCACATAGACAAGAAGTGATAGATTTATATTATGACTTTGGCAAAACTCAAGGACTAAATTGTAAGGACGCAAAAGCCGACTGAAGGAACGGATTAATTATCCAATTACTTTAGGAGAAAACCAAATGGCACAAGTCACATACCGTGGTGTTAGATACGAAACTGGCACTAAGGATAAAAAAGATCCACAGGCAAAAACATTAACTTACCGTGGACATGCTTACTCAGTAGGAGGTAAGTAAAATGTTAGTAGTCTCGGAAATTATGCTCGCAAGCGTAGTATTCCTTGGGATTATCTACGTTGAAACAAGACTCTTATACAATTATAAATAATTGTAACAGGAGGTAAAGAAGATGTTAAAAATTGGGTGGGAACCACCCGAAATCCCAGAGTACGACCCAGATAAACATAACCCAGAAAAAGTATTTGCTCTTTTGTGTTATCGTGGGATTCACTACGCAAAATGGGTGTACTTAGACATCTTTATAAACAATAACTGGAACTTACATAACCCAAGAGAGTCTGAATGACTCTCTTTTTTTTGTCTTTATTTTCACATAGGTTGACCTTTGTGGAATATGGTGGTAAAATAAATACATAAAATTATAGAGCAACATGAAACTATTTTTAGATTGTTCAGATGCTGAATTTATTAGAGACGCATATAGCACAGGTCTAATAGATGGTGTGACTACTAACCCATCTTTAATGTTAAAGGCAGGGAAAGATCCTCGTGAGGTATTGAAAGAGATATCAGATATCTTTCCTTTCCATGCTTCTGTATCTGCTGAGGTCGTTGGTGATTCAGTAGAAGAGATGCTAGAGATGGCAGATGATTACATTGAAATAGGACCTAACATTACTATTAAGGTACCTCTTACCCCAGAGGGATTGAAAGTCTGTAAAGATTTAAGTACAGATGATGTGGCAGTAAATGTCACTCTCTGTTTCTCTACAGCACAAGCAATACTTGCTGCCAAGGCAGGTGCAACATATGTATCCCCTTTCGTTGGTCGTGTTAACGATCAATCATTCGATGGTATCAAACTTATAGAGGAGATCTCAGATGTCTACGCTACGCATAAACAAAAAACACAAGTCCTTGCTGCTTCCATTAGGGACGTTTACCAAGTCGCCTCTTGCTTTAGAGTGGGTGCTGATATCTGTACCATTCCTAGTAAAATTTTTAGTGGAATGTATAAGCATATTCTCACAGACCAAGGGATAGCAAAGTTTGATGAAGATTGGACTAAACTTGTAGGAGGATAAATGAAGAAAAGAAATTTAAAAACATTGATACATGACCTTGAGGTCGCAATAGCAGAGTTAAAATCTGAAGTGTATTCTGACACTAATGCTTATCGTATAAGTAGTGATAATGATAAGACTACAACATATAGTGACATTAACGACGAAGACGGAATCTGCGATTGATTATGAAAATCCCTGGCTATATCAAGGTACAGCTTTTACTTCTGACGACATTGATGATTTCTTCGGTTTCGTCTACAGGATTACAAATCTACAAAATGGTAAACAATATATCGGACGAAAATACTTTTACCAAAAACGAAAACCAAAGGGAGGTAAACGAAAAGTCACTAGCGAATCCAATTGGAAGAAGTATTATGGAAGTTCAGATGAACTGAAAGAAGAAATAAAAAAGGTAGGAAAAGATACGTTTAAAAGAGAGATCATATCTCTACATAAAACACTAGGACAAGTTAACTATGAGGAGACTCGTCAACTGTTCTTGAACAACGTACTCACGGAGGCAGACACCGATGGCACACCTAAATTCTACAACAGCAACATACTTGGAAGATACATGCGAAAGAACTATTTTGGAGCAAGCGATTAGTAGAAATTTAATACTTGACATAGAGTACCCCAAGTTGTATAATAGAATTATGAGACATTACGAAGATCGAGGTATCGATTTCTATGGTAATGCTGACGAGGATTATGACATCCTCCTTGATAAACTTGAATCTGATTTACATTATGAAAGTAATTTTTGAACGTTATCCTTATCGATACGTCTCTTCGGGTGTCCTTCCTAATGGTCAACCCGACTATAGAATACAGAAGTTCCATGAATGGACTCAAAGGTACAGAGATATGTACCTACTAGATAATTCTATACAGTTAGATACTGCTATAGAAGACTTTGAATATACTAAGTGGTTAGACCCTGATCCAGAGGTCGCTGCTTATGCACACAACGCTACTTAAGAGGAAATTATGTCTTGCGGTTTACCACACGTGGAATTAGATGCAGCAATTGCATCTGTAAGAAAGGTATTGAAATTGGCAATAGAGAATGAGCAGTTTCCAGAGAGAGAATTGGATCGACTCTGGGATACTTACCAATCTCTTAAAGCAATTAAAAAGAAAATAGATCATAAGGATGTTAGTTTTACACCTGATGAAAAATTTTCTGATGTAATATCCTTTACATCTGAGATATAAATAGATTCGTCTTTGCCAATAGACGTTAATCTAGATGGTTTTCGGAAGCGTTGTAATTATACTCCTATCGAAGACCACTACTAAGGGCAGGGACACTGCCCTTTTTTATTATGAGATTTTTAGAAAACACTGATATATTTGTCGCTGAAATGCCATCAAGCGTCTTTGCTGATATGCGACAAGCATCTGATATTGCGATAGAGAAAAAGATAATACACAAAGATCCTGAGGAAGCGTCACTGCGACAGGAATATGCGATGGAAGTACCACAATCTTTCCATCATTGGATCACATTACTCATAGATCATGCTTATGATCTCCATAAACTGAAGTATGGTATTGCTACAGAAGGTGCACAGAACCTACACATAACTAATATGTGGTGTAATATTATGGAAAAAGGAGACCAACACTACCCTCATATGCATGAGAACTCATTTTATTCTTTTAGCTGTTATATAAGCTGTGCTAATGGTGACGCACCATTTTATTTCATAAAAGATAACAAAGGAACGAAGGTAGATATCAATAAATCCAGTGAGGGACACGTTTTAATCTTCCCATCACAGATGATTCATACAGTATACCCAAAGAAAACAGACGGACAAAGAGTCAGCGTATCAGGAAATATTGTTATCCGACCCTGTTGACAAAACTTTACAATTGCTATATAATATGTACATAACTTTACATTAGTTAACAATGACACCAAAGTACAAGTCTGCGTTCACTGTAACTGAGTCTGGTGGTCGCCAGAACATGTATGCGGTAGAACCAAAGACAGATCTAATCGAGACAGACTATGCTACACAGGCAGAGTTAGTCAATGGACAACTAGCAATGGTTGGATTCGTTGCAATGATCGGTGCATACGCACTAACAGGTAATATTATACCTGGTATATTCTAAACCCTATTATCACACGGAGTAAAACAATGACACCAGAAGCAGAAAGATTTAACGGTTGGTCAGCAATGATCGGATTCGTAGCAGCAGTAGGAGCATACGCAACTACAGGTCAAATCATTCCAGGTATCTTCTAATGTTTGACGAAAAAGCAGAAAAACTAAATGGAAGACTAGCGATGATTGGAGTTATCGCAGGTATCGTATCTTACGTATTTACAGGACAAATTCTACCAGGAGTATTTTAAAATGACAACACCAAAACCAATTGAAAAAGAAAAAGTGTTTGCTGAGAAACTAAATGGTCGTGCAGCGATGTTAGGTTTCGTAGCAGCAGTAGGAGCATATCTAACAACAGGTCAGATTATACCTGGTTTTGTATAATGACCGAGTTAGTAGCAGACAATGCTATATCACCTTTTCAAGCAATACTATGGGTCTTCTATCCAGTAGGAGCCATAGTATTTCTTGAGTTATTCCTTCGTGCCATCAGTGGTGACGATGATGATGACGATGAAGGTGGTGGAGTAATGACACCAGTATACCAAGGAGCATAAAAATGTATCACATTCTATTCACATCAGTTGTTGCACTTTACATCGTATCAGGTGTAGGTAACATCGCATTCGCATAAGAACTAAAGGTCTTATCTTTTATCCCTCAATCTAAAAAGTACATGAAAAAATTAGCATACTCCCCATACTACGCATTAATCGAGTTTGGGTTTTTCGTTGTTGTAGGAACAGCAGCAGGAATGGTAGGAATGATATGAAGTATTATATTCCCCTTAAATGGGTGCCAAGAATATTTTATTGGGCACTTACATTTGCAATCTTAATAGGTGTATCCACTACAGCGTATGCTGAGACACTCTGGGTTCAAGTACCTCAATGGTCTGATGACTGGGAGAAGTGTGCAGTGGATGTACCAGACGCAGCATGTCACTGGTATGTTGCTAACGCAGACAATACTTTTGGAGAAGGATTTGACTGGGAGAACGCACCGTGGTATAGTATAGAAGGACTTAAAGATGTCCCTGCTATGCAAAAAGAAACAGCAGTACAAAAATTACAAGACATAGGATGATTCCACTACTATTAACAGCATCAAGTTTCCTTAACTTCGTGTTTTACATTTACGCAATCGGTTTCGTAGTTGCATTAGGACTAGAGCAATACATTAAAGTTAGACCTCTATCTCCTGAGACAACAATGAATGAGAGAAATATGTTTATTGTACAGAGCAACAGAAAGTATCTCTGGAGACAGACTTGGATAGTAAATCTAAACTGGTTTGTATGTAATGTAGGTTTATATTTCTTATCCTT